TGTTGGTCTGCACACTGCATACACCTTGACGAGGAAGTACCTGAAGCAATTTTTAATACGCTCTTAGGTCGGACAGTTGACTATCATGGCCGCCTGATTTTGACTTTTACGACACTTCAGGGCTGGACACCTTTGATCAATAGTTTGTTGAAGGGTGCAGAGACTGTTAAGACAAGATACTCCGAGATTATGGGTAGGGAATTACCTACTGAGCAGATTTGTAAGAATTGGCCAAATTGTAGAATATATTATTTTTGGACAGAAGATTCTCCGTTTATTGATGGCAAAGAACTAATCAATACATATGCAAGACAACCACAAGAGGTAAAGCTTGCTAGATTATTTGGCATTCCAAGTAAAGCTGTAGAGGGTAGGTTTCCAAAATTTACAAGAGAAACCAATGTTATTCCACATGAAACAATACCTACTATTATTGATCCTACTATACCATCGACTAAGTATTTTGTTACTGACCCCGGTGGTTCTAAGCCTTGGGTAGCAATTTGGGCATCCGTATTGGAGGATGGTACTATCTATATTTACAGAGAGTTTCCTGATACAAGTATGGGTGATTGGGCATTACCCCATGTCAATGGAGTTGGTAAGAGTGTGGGCAAGGCAGGACCGGCACAAAGACCTCTTGGATGGGGTTACAGTCAGTATAAAGAACACTTTGAGGCATTGGAAGGTGGTGAGCATATATTTGAGCGTATTGTTGACCCTCGTATGGGAGCCGCCACAGTCAGGGAGAAGGAAGGTGAGAGTAACATAATAAATACAATGGCTAATCTAGATTTTGTTATGAAACCTGCCCCCGGTGTTGAGATTGAGTCAGGCATTGCGGCCATAAACAATGCTTTATCTTGGGACGATACTGAACCGATGACTGAGCAGAATCGTCCTCAGTTGTTTGTGTCAGACAGGTGCGAAAACTTAATAAGCTGTATGCTAGAATACAGTGGTCAGAGTAGAGCGGAACACTTTAAGGATTATATTGACACATTGAGATATTTAATGGTAAGTAAACCTGAACACGTTACAGATGCATCCCTTGCTTGTACGGGTGGTGGTGGATATTGATTGACTATTTTTGACTATGTGGATAATAGTATAACTTTATGCAAAGCGCTTCTGATCCTGAATTACTTTATGTCAGCAAAGAACCTGACATTAATTACTTAGCAGAAACCTACCGAAAGACTCAGGCAGATCTTGGTGAGTGGTTAGATCGTAGGCAACAGGATTATGATGTAAGGAACTGTATGTGGTCAGGTAAATCTGACGACTTTAAGAAGCACTCAAATCTTAGCTCAACAGGAGATGTATTTCCTTGGGATGGTGCAAGTGATCAGGAGATACGCATGGTTGATAATCAGATCAACAAGTGTGTTGCTATGGTTATGAATGCAGTAAGACAGGCACACATTGTTGCCACACCTGTTGAGTCAGGTGATATTGAGCGAGCTAATGTAATATCTATGTTTCTCCGTTGGATAATTAATACTAAAATGGAGGAATTTTATGATCAATTAGAGCTTGGTCTCAATCATTTCTTTGAAAAAGGTTTAATGTGTCACTATGTGTGGTACGATTCACAGGATTTAAAACAGCAACAAACTATCCGCTTAGATGAGATAGCACAGGCTTTGCCTGAGATAGCAGAAGCTATACAGGATGGTAGTATGGATAACGAGTTATCCTCAGCTATTAAAGATCAATTCAAAGTATCTAAGAGAAAAGCGAAAAGTATGCTCCGTGAGTTGCGTGAACAGGGTACAACCACAATACCTGTAACTAGACAAGTAGTAAATAGACCTAGACTAAAAGCGCTTGCTCCTGACGAAGATGTTTTTTGGCCGAATTACACAATAGATCCACAGGAAGCACCTTATGTTTTTCATGTGCTTCATATGACTCCTGAGCAACTTCGTGCAAAGATTTCATCCGAAGGATGGGATGAGGAGTTTGTTGAGAAGGCAATGGAGTTGTCACAACATTCGCAAAGGGATGATACACTTTACAATGTTCGTCAGATGGATGAAGCTATTCGTGATGATGATGAGACTATTAGAATAGTGTACTGTTATCAAAGGTTATTAGATGAAGATGATGTCCCCGGTATTTACTGCACAATACTACACCCTGATGTACCTGATCTTTATGCCAAACATGAGCTATTGGATTATGCTCACGGCAAGTATCCATTCGTAATTACTAAGTACGAACAAACAAGTAAAAGACTTTATTCATCTAGATCAATTCCTGAGCTTGGAGAACCCTTGCAACAGGTAATGAAGATCGAAACTGACTCAATGATTGATCGTCAGTCATTAGCAACACTTCCACCTTTGGAGCATCCATTAGGGCGGCCTCCGACTAAATGGGGGCCGGGTGTAAGAGTGCCATATCGGACACCGGGTGAGATTAGATGGGCAGATACACCAAGGTTTGATGGTGGTAATGTGGAAGTCCGCAGATACATCCAAGAGATGTTTGATAAATACTTTGGTAACTTTGCCCCCGGAGTTGATCAAGTTGAATCGCAGAATAAACAGCAAGCAGTTATTAATAAGGTGTTTAATCACCTTAAATATGTGTTTGACCAAGTGTGGACTTTGTATCAGCAATATGGGCCGGACGCTGAGTTCTTTCGAGTCACAGGAATGCAAGATGTACAGAAGTTTAATAAAGGTAGAGCGGGCGAAAGATTTGATTTTTACTTACAGTTTGATGTGGCAACACAAGATCCTGAACAGATGTTGGAAAGAGTAAAAGCAATTGCAGAACTTGCTCCTGCTTTGGATAGATCAGGCACTTTAGATACAGAAAGACTGCTTCAGCTTGCAGTAGGACAGATAATGCCCGGTGCTTCCGAGAAGATTATGATCCCGAAGGAGACTGCATCACAGAAGGCAGTGGAGGAGGAGAGACAAACAATTGCTGAACTTGTGGCAGGTGTACCACCAAATGTAAGACCACAGGACTCACATGAGTTAAAGATGCAAGTATTTCAACAATGGTTATCACAACCTGACATACAACAAAAAGCACAACAAGACCAAGCATTACAGGAGAGGATTCAGAATTATATGCAACAGCGTCAAATGCAGATTCAGCAGAAGCAGAATGCTGTAATCGGACGACTCGGAGCTAATCCTACACAGTTTGGTGAAACTGCTAATTAAGCAGTATAGAAAGTAAATACTATGGCTTACGGAAAAGGAACTTACGGATCGAAGGTTGGAAGACCTTCCAATAAAGGAAAAGCAATGGCTCGGAAGAAAATGCTTAAAAAGAAAAAGAAAAAATGAGTATCACTTATCGTGGTGAACGTTTTAGTGGTTACAATAAACCTAAGAGGACACCGGGTAAATCCAAGAAATTTGCTGTTCTTGCTAAGGAGGGCGATAAGGTTCGCCTTGTTAGATACGGTGACCCAAAAATGTCCATTAAAAAAAATATACCTGCTAGACGAGCTTCCTTCAGAGCAAGACATAAATGCGATGAGAAAAAGTCTAAACTAACCGCAGGTTATTGGAGTTGTAAAAAATGGTAGCAAAAAAGAAAAAACCAAAACCAACAAATCCCACTCTCTATTCAAGGGTTAAGTCAGAAGCTAAAAGGAAGTTTGATGTTTATCCATCTGCTTACGCAAATGCATGGTTGGTTAAAACCTACAAAAAAAGAGGTGGTAAGTACAAAAACGCATGAGCCTTAAAAAATGGTTTGGTAAAGGTTCAGAAGGAGATTGGGTAGATATTGGTGCGCCTAAGAAAAAAGGGAAGTATCAAGCTTGTGGACGCAAGTCTACTAAATCAAGTAAAAGAAAATACCCGAAGTGTGTACCACGCTCAAAAGCTAAAAGTATGACTGCGGCACAAAGAAAAAGCGCAGTAGCAAGAAAAAGGGCGAAACCACAAGGAGTCGGGGGCAAGCCTACTAATGTAAGGACTATTGTTAGAAAAAGAAAAACAAAGAAAAAATGAGTGGTATCCGTAAAACAGATCATGAAATAGACCATGAAGATGCAATCCGAGCGATGTCCGTTCTCAAGGACGATCCTAACTTCAAAAAGTATATTGAAGTGCGTGAGAGTATGCGTGAAGAAACGATTAGGGCGTTGCAGACTCCTGAGAACATCGGAGACACAAACAGACACTTTTACATCACAGGAAAGCTAGAAGCTATTGACGAGGAGTTAGATGTATTATATAAACTTTAGGTAGATAATGTGTAATACCCATAGCCCTCTACGTTCTTGGGGTAACGTAGGGGGTTTTTTGTGCATAGATATAAATATGTAAATAATACTTGCAATATATATATCAAATACATAGCCTAATATGTACTAGGCTATACGCCTTGCATATTTATGGAAGAAATTACCAAAGAGGTTGACTCAGAATCCTCCGAAAATTCTGTGGAAATAGAAAAGCCTGTTGATGGGAATGTATCCGTTGCGGAGTTTGCAGATCAGTTACTGAGAAACAAACAAAGAAACGATCCTGAACCTGAAGCAAGTACCGAAGAGACGGAACAGTCCACTGAAGAAGCTGTGGATTCAACAGAAGTCACTGAGGATATACAGTCTGCTGAAGATGCGGAAGACGAGGATGACTCCTCGCCACCTCCACAGACTTCAGATGTTCTTTCAAAGTTTAATATTGATCTAGATAGTTTATCGGAAGACGAAAGTCGTGATTTAGCTAAGGCTTTAAATGCTAGTGCTGTCAAAAGGTTTGGAACTCTTACTCGGCAGAAAAGAGAGTTAGAGGCACAGAATGAGGCATTGCAACAACAAGCAAAACAAGCTGAAGAGGGGTCTACTCCAAGTTATTTAAAAGATAATGCTTTATCTGATATTACTGATGAGCAATCTTTAGTTGAGAAAGTTGAGCAACTAAATGACTTGATTGAGTGGACAGAAGATAGCATGGATAACGAAACTCAATACGATGATGAAGGTAATGAGTTTATTGCTACAAATGGTGATCAGAAGTTCACAAAAGCTGACCTAAAGAAATTTAGAACAGATGCAAAACGTTTGTTGCGTAAAGATGTTCCTGCAAGAGCTACATGGTTATCGGAAAGAAAGCAAGCTGACGAAATGGCTAAGGATACATTTCAGTTTCTAAGTGATCCT